ATAACCTAAATTGTCATTCTTGACAATAGCCTCTATGTCCTGTGCAAACTGTGCTGAACAGAGAAACTTTTCTTTAAGCGCTTTGTTGATGTCACCCATTAACCACCATTCGGTTTTCGATAAAGTTTTTGACATATTTCACAAGTAATTTAATGTAGTCACCTTTGTTTCTTTTATCATAAACCTTAACCTCACCGTTTGGTGTGACCATGATTGTGATAAGTTTTTGGATAGGAATTCCAGTCAGTTCATAATACATACAGGCATATGCAACCTCTTGAACAAAGTATTGTTCAATCCATTCTTCTGGTTTAATCTTCTTCGAGGTCTTAAAATCAATAACAGCGAGTCCGCCCTCATATTCGGCGATACAATCGACTCTTCCTGCCAGACCAAGGTATTCAGAATAAAGTGTGCGTTCTATTGCGTGTATCTTTCCTATCTTGTCTAAACTAGACTTAGCACTGTGAAACATGAACTGAGTAAGTGGTTGGTAATCATTCCAATCTAACTCTTTGTTTTCAAGATAGGCTTGTGCAGCTTCATGAAAGTCAGTACCACGCCGAGTTGCCTCTTTTGTGACACGATCTGCTTCTTCATTCCCGACTCTCTTTCTCCATTCACGAAACACCTCTCGATTATAGAAACTAGTAACAGAGGTGATAGAAGGAACCCATTCATTGCTGGGTAACTTATATAGGCGAAGTCCGTCAGTCTCTTTTTTCTCTAACTCTAAATCACCTAAGTGATTCTCAACAATAAACATTAAAATCCCATAGCCATTTTACGAACAAGATATTCTCTTACAAGACCAGAACGAACAATATCATTGACATCAAATTCAATCATTGCAAAGTCCTCAGGCATTTGTTCGATTATCTTCATGAAGTCAAGAATGCCATTCTTTTCATTGGTTTTCTGTAAGTCTGTTTGACTTGCATCACCACAGAACATGATTTTAGCATCCTCTCCTACTCTTGTTATTATACTATCTAATTCATGAAAATTCAAGTTTTGTGACTCGTCAACTAACACAATCGCTTGGTCAATCGTTGTTCCACGAATGAATGATGTACTCCAGAACTTGATAGTATCCTGTTGTTTTAGATTACCATATAACATCTCAAAGTCTGCATCGGTAGGCATCTGAAACATATACTTCACCATGTTCTTGTATGGTATCTGATACAAGAAAGACTTGTCCTCATGGTCGCCAGGCAAGAATCCAATCTCTCTTGTGGATACAAGAGACCTTACAATATAAAGTTGATTGTAAGGTGTATGTGGATCTAAAATATCTTTCAATGCAAGATATAATGCAACGAAAGTTTTACCTGTTCCAGCAGCGCCATAAGCGAAAATATTTTTACCCTCTTTGTAACTTTCAAAGAGTTTCTTTTGGTTATCTGTAATGGGCTCAATCTTGTTTAGTAGATCGGCATTGATAGGTCTTTTTCTCTTCATCTGTTTCGCAGTCATTCCCACTCCGATGGGAGAATCTTTTTTTCTTGCCATTACTTATTAATCTTTTTAACTCTTGAGCCAGGAGATTTAGATGCCTTGTATAGAACATCATTCCAACTAGGATTCTTTGTGATTAGTTTGTCTCTCCATTCACCAACCTCTCCGAGGCCAGCAACTCCAGCATTCCAATCTTTGTCCCAGTCTGGATTATCATCTCTCCAGTTAGAATACTCAACCATAGTCATTGATAATTCTTTTTTCTCGCCAGTTTCTTTATGAATAACAGGGTATGTTGGCATAAGTTTTAACGTTTTGTAATATTATTTAGATTAACTCTTGGAAAAGGCCTTTTCGGCATATGACCTAAGATAATCTTGGAAACCTTGTTCAATTCCACCTACATTGTCATGTTCATCGCACCATATGGTGGCGAATTCATAGACGGCTCTTGTGTGTTCTTCTAAGTGGTGTGTAAGGCATCGAAAACAAGCTGCTCTTAGTAACAACTTCTCTTCTGAGTAACGGGGGTCATCACTGTTACCCGTCATCATCCTCAAAGACTTCATCATAATCTGTAATTTGGTTAACAATCTCTTCATAATTTAGATTTAGTTTGTATGCCTCTGTATCAGAGTATATTTCTGATTCTAACGCATTTACAACATTTTTCAAGTCCTTAATCATGACCTTTAGTTTATCTCTATCCATTGAGTGGCCTCCCATGTTTATCAACGAGTCCTAGTTTCTTGACTTGAGATATATTTGACTTTTCTTTCTTCTTTATCTTCTTATATTGTTTCATGATTTTGTCAACTTCGTCTTTGAAGACTTTGACTTTGAGTTTCTTTGCTTCTTCTGAAGTGACAAAACCCATTCCCTGATCACTTTCTTTTCTTTGTTTCTCTTCCAAAAATTCGTTGATTCCAAGTTGAATTTCTCCCTCAATGATGTCATTAATTTGATTACGGAGTTGTTCCTCTTTCATGAGTTTCTCCTCACTCTTTTCTTAGGTTTGCTTGCCACTGGTAAACCCCATGTCTTTGGACTTACAATTCCAGGCCCATATTCAATACTCACGATAGAACCCGCTCCAAATTTATCGTAGTACATATCAAAAATATTGACCTTAGCATGACATCTAACAAGATCATTACGAACTGCATCATCAACCTTATATGTCACGCTATAAGCATCAGAAGGTAGAGACTTATCTTTGAGTTCCTCACTGTTGCAGTTCTCTTTGATAAGACTCGTTGAGTATCTACTACTCAAATCTTCTTTTTCTTTTGGTGTCCAGTAAGCTTCCGCCATCACCTCATCTCTGGTTTTTGTTTTCGCCATACTAACTTCGATTACCCCATTGTATATCGGGGAATGCCTCTTCAACTATGGCACGAGTCAACTTATATTTCTTCTTTAGGTTTTTGTCTTTACCAAACAAATAATTTCTGCTTCATCTGGATGAAGACCCTCTAGGAGTTGCATAAAAAGTTGTTCTCTTTTCATAGGTCGAAGAACATCGTTCCCACCTTTAACAAAATTATACAACTTTTTCCACTCATATGCAAGGTGTAAATGTTCGGTTCCAGCAGGCGCCTCATTCTTTTTGAATGGAACATCACCATCTGGAAGCATCGACTTCACAGATTCATCAAAGTTCCAAATCAAAACAGATTTAAGATGTAGAGATTCATACTGTTTAAGTGTTTGAATCTTTTTTGCTTTTGTTTTCTGTTTTGATACTAATGCCAATACCTCACTTAAAAGAGGATTCCTTGGCAATCTAGCTTCTCCCAATGTGGGATGTGTAGTAGTCATAATTCGTCGTCAATTTCACTATCAAAGTTTACATTTTCAAATCTAAAAGCAATAATTTCATCTGGGATGACGTTTCCTTTTAGATCATACATCTCAGGATGCATTTCGGAGATGTCTGTTTTTTGTTGATGTTGTTTGTATAACCATCCTATTATACCACCAACAAAGAGAAAAAGCACTGCTACAAGAGTGCCGAAAGTTAAAGCAATCGCTAACACGTTGTTACCTCGAATAGAATTTTCTAAGTTAAACTTGCTGGATGGTGCCCTCCTACGTTGTAACATAAGTTCAACACCTTTATTTAGTTTTAGTTTTTCGTCTCCCTCTTCTTCTTTCTTTTTCGTATCTTTGAGCATCTTCTAAAATCTCACTAAAATAATCTTTAATTTTTCTTGCTTTAGGTTTTCCAAGATGACCATAGGCCTCTCTTAGTATTTGATGATCACCATCTTTTCCACCTTTAATATACTCACTCAGGTCGTTAATCAAATCAGTCAACTCTTTTGCAGTTGAACTTTGATTAAACTCCTTCGCTCCGACTCCTGTTGTTTTACAGGACTTCATGAAATCATAAAACTTCAGATGAAATTTTTGTTCTTCAAATGCAACATCAATTGCCTTGTCCACGATTGTGTAAATGTCTTCCATTAAACTAATTTCTTTTCGTCCAAATATTTGAAGGTGTCTAAACAACCTCCAATCAATTTATCATCCACAAGTATTCTTGGGAATGAGGCACCATAACCAAATTCTGCAATGAATTGATCTTTTGTAAAGTCAGTGTCAAGTTTATAGACTCGATACTCAACTTTTGCCAATTCTAAAAGTCTTTCTGCTTTTTTGCAATAAGAACATCCCTCTTTGGAATATAAAGTGAATTTCATTAATCCTCCTCAAACATATTATTACGAATCTCAAAGTTGTCAAGTCCCTCTACTTCAGAAGGTTCTTGTGAATAATGTAATCCATCATTTCCGTTTTGTGCAATGACATTCATTCTATGTGTCGTTTCTTCCTCATCCCAAAGTTCATGAATCTTTTCGATGTCAGCATCAACACTTCTCATTGTGTTTTCAACTTTAACATTAACCCATACTTTTTTGAGATACTCAATAAGTCCTAACGCAAGAAAAGAGATGGGGAACTTTTGTTTGTTCGCCCACCTCTCTGCCTTTGCATACCAAGGGTCTACTCCATCACCGAATTGTTTTTCAAATTTTACTCTTGGTGTAATCATTTAAAATTTAAGTACGTTTACTGCTTCCCAATCTTTTTGAAAAAGATCTAAACCTTTGTCAGTTAAAATATGATTATACATCTTTTCAAATACTGATGGAGGCATCGTAACAATCCCTGCACCATATTCAAAAGACTTACTCACACTACCCACATTTCTTATCGATGCAGATAAAATCTCTGTGTCAACAAAATTATATAGTCTCGACTGTTTTTCATAGATGTCTGCAATCTCTTTAATCAGACCCAAACCATCAAATGAATTATCATCAACTCGACCCACGAAAGGCGAGACGTAGGCAGCGCCTGCCTTCGACGCCAAGACCGCTTGGGCAGCACTAAAGATCAAAGTCACGTTTACTCTGATTCCCTCCTTTGAGAGGAGTTTACACGCCTTCAGGCCTTCGGGTGTGCAAGGGACTTTAATTGTTGTGATTTCACCAAATTTCTCTTTGAGTCTACGACCTTCCTTGAGATACTCATATGAATCATCTGTTACAATCTCCATGCTAATATCATCGACACCAATGAGTGCAAT